AAAGAACAAGAAATCGACAATTAATTATTTAACTGATGCTGAGATCAATTATTACGGAGATTTACCGCAATTTGTCACTAGACCAAAGAGCAGTGTTATCAAAAGTCCGATTTCCGACTCCGTAGCATCACATTGTGGTGTTGAGAATAAATATGGAAAACCGGCCAACTGTAGGAAAGATGATAGTAAAGTTCCGTCACAAGCCCCTTATAATAAGTATTATTGTGGCGCAGGAAAAGCTACTCAAGAATTTTCGCTTGAATTAGTGAAAATAGCTCAGAAAGACTATTTAGATGATTGTACTAGAAACAAGGAAATGCTTAAGAGTCTTGAATCGCTACGACCTCTTACCGAAGTCGAAACTATTTCCGGTCAGGATGGAGTAAAGTTTGTAGATAGTATGAAAATGTCTACTTCAAAGGGCTTTCCTTTATCAGGGTGTAAAGAGGAAATTGTTATTCATCTAGATCCTAACGAATATGAGAATATGTCGGATCCCAAGACATTTAAGAAAGAGTTTATGGACGACTGGAAGAGAGCTCGCGATTTATACCGTGAAGGTATAAGAGCTTACCCAGTATTCAAAGCATGCACTAAGGACGAGCCTACAAAACTAAGTAAGGATAAGGTCCGTGTTTTTCAAAGTGCGCCATTAACTTTACAGTGTGTCATTAGACAATATTTCTTGCCAATTGCAGCATGTATGTCAAGACATCCAATTACCACTGAATGTGCGGTGGGTATTAATTCCCAAGGACCGCAGTGGAATAAGTTAATGAAACATCTTTCTAGGTTTGGAAAGGACAGGATGGTTGCGGGCGATTTTAAAGCCTACGACCAGAATATGTCCTCGACTATGACATCAGTCGCATTCTCCACGATGATTGAATTAGCCAAGCTTTGCGATGGCTACATTGAAGAGGATATCAAAATCATGTCCAACATGGTAGCAGACGTAACACATCCAATGATGTGTGTCAATGGAGATTTAGTAGAACTAATTGGTTCTAATGCTTCCGGGCAGAACCTTACTGTTTATATTAATTCTATCGTAAATTCACTTTATCAAAGGTGCGTATTTTACACCATTTATCCTCCCGGATCTTTACCAACTAATAAGTTCCAGGATTACGTGGCTTTGATGACCTATGGTGATGACAACGAAATGTCTGTCTCCATTAAGGCACCCCTTTACAACCATACCAAAATGCAAGAAGTTTATGCTAAGCAAGGGATCGAATATACTATGGCCGATAAAGATGCGGAATCAATTCCATACATAAGTTTGGAAGAGGCAGATTTTCTTAAGCGGGCCACTGTATTCAGACCTGAATATTCCGATCCTTCCACTGGAGAGAAAGGAATGTACTTGGCTAAATTGAGCGAGGAATCCATCTTCAAGAGTTTGCATTGTAATATGAGGTCAAAGGTCGTGTCGGCAGATGAGATCGCCCGCCAATGTCTGGATGGGGCTCTCCGCGAATTGTGGTTTCATGGCAAGGAGCATTTTGAGATGCGTCATGAACAATTCAAGAATATTGTTGCAGAACATGAATGGCAACATATTATTTCACCAAGTTTTTATAAAACATTTGATGAACGTGAG